GAATGTTTTTTTAGTTTTAACTTCACCGTAAGAAGGACAGCCTTTATAATTATCAACTGAATCTCCTACTAAAGTTTGATAATAAAAATTATAATCAGCTTGTTTTTTAGTAATTGCATAGAATTCTTTTAATTGAGGATTATAATGTAATCCTGCAATTTGATTTAAATCTTTATCAATACTACAAATTATTTTATTACCTTTAATAACATCAGCTGTTCCAAGTATTCCTAAAATATCATCAGCTTCTAATCTAGGTCTAACATATCCATTAAACTTTTTATAAATATAATCTCTACAAAATTTTAAAGTAATAGGTTTTCTTTGTTTAGTTCTGTTTAATTTATAATCTGGAAATATATCTTTTCTAAAATTATCTTTATCACTTAATGCTGATATAAATTCTTTACACTGAGTGTCATGTATTAGTGTTTGATAAGCGTCTTCAATTTTTCTAATACAATCTTTTTCATCAGAGTGTAATGTCCATATAGCTTCATCGTCATCGCCCCATCTAATAGGTTCTTCACTTGAAAAAGCTACTTGATAAGCAATAACATCAGCGTCTATTAATAGTGTGCTCATGCGTTTCCTTTTGGTTTTATTTTATTTAAATTAACGTGAATAACATTACCGTCACGATTTTTTATTTTTCCTCTAAAATCGTTTTCATCAAACTCTTTTTCTACGGCTTCTGTTAACGGTAGAGTACCTAGTAAAGCACCATGAGTTTCTACTGTTTTTAAAAATCCAGACAATATAGATCCCACTTGAACAGCAGGGCTATTAACCATATCTTCTGGAGTTTCAGTATCGGTGTACTTTTCAAAAATACTGTATTCTATTTTATCTTTGTCATCTTTCTTATCGTGTAAAACTATTATAACTTGCATTTCATATCCTTTAATTTATTCCACCAAGCATCTGCAATTTCATACAAAGTATTTGGTGATTTTATTTTTCCTTTAGTTGAGTTACATGAATGACAAATGATCCATATGTTATTAATTTCGTAACCTTTAGTTGGATCTAAACGATCTACTGAGGGAGAATTAGATTGATCTCCTTGTGGTTTTAATATCCGTTTACAACAAGGACAATGACTAGGAGTAATTTTAATTAACTCGTCAATACTCAAACCACAATCGTGTCCTTGTCTAATCCGTTGGTTGCATAAAGCATTGGAAGCCCATTTTCTCCATTTAGGATTAGTGGGTTTCAGCCCAATTTTTACCGACACGGTATTCAGCTCCTAAAGGTACCCTTAAGTTGAAATGCTCCCCTGCCTCTTTAATACTTTCTACTGATAATTTACCCACATCATCAGCAACATCTGGTCTTGCTTCGATTTGAAATTCATCATGTATGTTTGCCACAACAAATGCGTCTATATCTTTTAATTTATCCCAAAGAATAACTAATGCTTTTTTCATTATGATAGCTGCACAACTTTGATTCAAAGCATTTAAAGCTGAGTGTTGTGATCTAATAGTTAATATTCTTTTATCTATAGCAACTAAATAACCTTTAGTTTCTACCTTGTGAAATATATCTGATTTAATTTCATATAAGAAAGGTAATACTTTATAGAATTTTTCTAATACAATTTTAGCTTCTTGCATATCGCAATCTAATATTTCAGAAACCCTACGAGCACTTGCTCCATAAAGAACTGCATAAAGTATTGTCTTTGCAAGTGATCTTTCTTTTAAACCTAAATTCTTTTGGTTGTAAGTGTGTATGTCGCCATTGAGAATAAGATCTACATACTCTTTACCACCCGTGTAGTTATAAATATAGTGACCTAAACTTCTTGCTTCAATTCCACTTGCGTCTGCACCTACGAGTACATAACCTTTACTTGGTATAAATAATTCTCTACATTCTTTTCCGTAAGGTGAATTAATACTAGGTACTTGTTGTAAGTTAGGACTACGACAAGACATTCTTCCTGTTGTAATATTTGTAATATAACTTGTATGTACTCTTCCATCTTTAACAACTTTTAACCAAGCGTTCTTACCATCACTTAACATTCCTAATCTTTTTTCAATTAATAAGTATTCATTAAGTTCTTTAGCTTCTGGATAATCTAAATGTCCTAAAACTTCTTCATCAACAATAGGTAATCCTGTTTCAGAAAACTTTTTAGGTTTCCAATTTCTCAATTCAATTAGTCTATTAGATATTTGCTGACGACTTGAAGGATTAAACTTCATTGTTTTAGATTTTCTAATAGCAACACCTTTTTTATATCCAAGTTTTTTATTATTAACTTTAGGAATAAACTCTCCTAAATCCACTTGCCAATCTGGTATTCTATTTTCTAAACTTAATTTAAGATCATGTGATCTTCCTAAAAGTTTTGAGTGAAGATCCTGTGCTTTAGATACGTCAAATCCAAAACCTTTATCTTCTTGAAGTTTTAAAATGTTAGCTACTTCATGTTCTAACTCTACACTCTCTTTACTAAAACCTTTTTCAATTAATTTTTTATAAAGTAACGATGTTAATTTTACATCTTGAACACAGTAATCTAACATATCTTGATTAAAGTTTAAAAAGTCGTTAATCTCTGCGTAATCTCCTTTATAAAACTTAAGTCTTTGTCCCCAAGCTTTTAAACTGTGTCTTCCTACTACGGACTTATCTATGTGATTGTTAGCTAACAATTTAAAGTCTACGCTATTCGCAATGTCAGGGTAGATAAGGCGACTTAAACATAGAGTGTCGTGTACTAACTCGGGATTGTGAGTGTAGTTATACAAACGCTTAAGTACAGGGAGGTCATACTTTATTACATTATGTCCCACGATTAAGTTGTCAGCTAACATATCAATACCTTTCGGTATATCTCGTCCGATGAACGAAATTTCTTTTCCATCTTTTTGTAAAACTAGACAATGGACTTTTGTTGGATTAAAGCCGTCAGTTTCTATATCAAAAATTATTGGAGTTTTCATATTCTTGTAACCTTCCTGTGTCCGAGTTATATTGTAATACTGTTGCAACACCTGTAATTCCTGCAAACCTATTTTTTAAAATTCTTACAGTTGTCTTTTTAGAATCTGCAACATCTGAAACTGATCTTTCACAGCCAATGCAAATGTCAGTTAGTTGCCCAATTGAACCCGATCCCCTAAGTTGTCCAAGTGATGTTTGTAATCCATCTGTGTGGTCTTTATCTCCTTGCGGTCGTTTTAGGTGGCTCACCAAGATCACGCCTATATTTAATTGCTCTGTTAAACCTCTAAGTCTAGTCATTAACAAATCAATTGTTTTTCTTTCATCATTAGATTCTAAACCACTAACAATAATTGATATGTGATCTATAAATAAATATTCTATGTCTAAAGCTTTTGCGAAATATTTTATTTTATTAATTATTGTGTCTTGCTCAACAGATCCCCAATGGTCATAGAGGAATACATTACCATTACCTATAGTTTCTTTATAAGCATTTTCTAATTCTTCTTCTGTAACATTTGATCTATCAATATGAATAGGTTTATTTAAATGTAATCCTATAATTCCTTCGCAAGTTCTTTTTAAACTTTCTTCAAGAGATATAATTCCTATTCGTTTTTCTTTTTTAATTAAATCGTAAGCAATTTCTTTTGTCATTAACGATTTACCAATTCCAGAACCACCACATATAGTTACAATTTCTCTTTTTCTAATACCAAAAAGTTTTTTGTTAAGACCATCATAAGGATAAAAAGCTGTAGCTTTAGCGTCTTCTTGTTTAATAACTTCCCAAAGTTCTTCGCCTGCAACTACACCATCTGGTCTATGAGTTTTTGCTTCCCACATAGCTTTAATTACCTCTGCTCCAAAGCCGTTAACTAACATTTCGTTAACATCTTTAAGTTCAAAGTTTGCAATTTTAGCTTTACCAATAGTTAAAAGTTCAGCACATTTCTTAGCCGCCTCTTGACCTGCATCATCTTGGTCAAAGAAAAATATTACCTGTTCAAAATTTTCGATCCATTCAAGTTGTTTCTTTAACGACTTAACTGCCCCGTTAACACCATTAGGTATTCCACAAACAGGATATTTGTGATTAAATAATTGAGAAAGTGAAAGGCTGTCTATCTCCCCCTCACAAATACACAAAATCTTACCTTTGGTACCCCATAAGTTTTGACCGTACAAAGTAGCTTGGCTTATATCTCCTCTTGTCTTAAATTCTTTGTTAGCAAATCTAAGTTTTTGAAATACAGGTTTCTTTGCTTTATCGTAATAAGTGGCAACTTGAACAGGCTTACCATCTACTTCCGCAAGTTTGTAATTCCATTTTTTACAAGTTTCCAAAGATAACTTACGTTTGGATAAAGCAGTGGCTTGACCTTGTAGTAAATCACCAAAATATACATCTTTAGATATTGTAGTATTGTTGCCATTACCAATAGTAGTAGAGCAAACGAAACAATGGGTATGACCATCAGAATAGAGAGCCATTCCGTCACTAGATGAACAGGACGTGCAAGGCATATGTTTAATAAATTCAGAATCTTGTTCATTGTTCATACCCCACCTCTTGCTTTATTAAGTCTATCTTCTATGTAATCTTCAAATCTTTTATTAGCTTCATTGAGTTTAGAATTAAGAACACCATTCATTTTTCTATGCCCTTCTTCTATCTCGTTAAGATTTTTTATATGAGCATACAAAGCTAAATTCTTTTCAACCATGCTGCTTAATTTAGTTTCTAAAACTTCTACTCTTTTTTCTAAATCGTTATCACCTCTATCATCAATCGTTAAACTCATGCTTCCCTCCCTTATTATTTTATTTATTAAAAATCCAATCTTGTGGAATTAGTTTGTCAGAATATTTAAACCCATACTTAACGCACCAATCTCCGTAACTCGTCTTGCTTCCTTTGTAGATACGGTTTCTAGAGTTTCCAAAGACAAACCTAATGTCTAGATTTGGCTGTTGCTCTTTAACGAGTAAATGTTTTTTTCTATCTTCTCGTTTAAAAAAACCTTTAATCTCAATAAGAACACCATTGTCTAATTCTAAATCTGGTGTGTACTTATGTTTGGTAGAAGGCTTGAAGTAATCAACAACACGTTCTTCATACTTAAAAGAAATTTTACGATCTTTTAGATTATTAATAACGGTTTCTTCAAGCCCACTACGGTACTTAGAAGTCTGTTTCTTGCGAAACGGAAACTTCTTTTTTCCCACTCGGTACATTGGAAACTTTCTCTTCGCCAAAACCATAATCAAAATTGTCTTCTGTAGTTTCTGAGTTGGTTTCAGACTTAGTTGATACAATTTCAATTAACTGCACAGCTTTTAATCTTAAACCAACACCTACGCCTTGTAGATTGTTAGCCCAAGAAAAAGCTTGAAAAGCGATCTTCATTTTACTCCCCGTATAAACAGGTTGCGTTTCCGCAATTGTTTTATCGGCATTGTAAATCTTTGGTCTTTGCTCAAAGTCAGTTCCGTTTTTCATTGTTACTTTAGGTTTAAGTTTAAACTTAAACTCTATTCCACCACCTTTTAAAACTTTGTACTGTGTGTGAGGTGCTCTTCTATCTGTGTTCTCAGTTTTTTGCCGAGCAGTCAAAGTTTCCTCGTAAAGTTTTACTAATGGCTTTGCGTCTTCATCAGTTAGAACTAATTTTACTGTGTATACTCCGTCTGGTTTTTCAAACTGTGTATCTGGTGTAAAAATATAGGGGTATTGCCCAATTCCAACAGGTGTCGTGTGTATTGCTTTTTCGTTTATCATATTTATGTTTACCTCCAAGAGTGGTTATGTTGTTGTTATCCTTTGTGAGAATATCTCGCTATCGCAACTATATAGTTAAATTTTTGCACAGTTCCCTAAGCTTAAAGATTGTGGGTATTTACTAACCCATTTAGCATAAGTCTTACAAAACTCCTCAAATTGAGTAGTTGTCGATTTGTCAGATGTATAACTATTAAAATTTATAAAGACTGAAAATAAAAATATAGCTAATATATATTTAGTCATGCCTTCTCCATTCATAGTATTTTTCTTTCTTGTTCATAATGACATTCATAGATTTAACGTCTCTCTTTTTAGGGTAAATGTATGCAACTATGCCTTTATCTATTTCTTTAAGTTCATAGCCCGCACCTAACTCTATTCTGTTAGCTACTCTAAAATCATCTTCATTAGGTTCATACAGTTCGCCTTTTATTGAGTAGTTGTTTTCCATTTTGAAAACAAATGGGTACCAAAAACCCGTCATAGAATAACCTTTAGATTTAGTAGTATATTCACCTATAAATTTACTTTTCTTTAAAACATAATCTAGATGTCCTCCTTTTTTTAGTGATCCGTATACAAATAATTTTTTTGTCATTTATCCCTTTCTATTATTATATTAGTATTGAAAGTGCAACTATTTAGCTAAAAAAATAGCTACTGTTTGCAATTTCATTAATGTTTAAATTCCCTCGTTCTGGTGGGGAAGTTAAACGACTTTTATATGGTTCGGGTAGCTGGGCTTCCCAATCTTTATATAAAATTTCTAAATAGTCTTCGCTAAACAAATCAATAACTACTTTTCTTATAATTTTATTTAACTGATCTATTCTATTTGGTGTTGTTGCAAAACTATCATGTACCATTAATAAATTATTAATTGGTTCATCTGCATTTTTACAATACAACGCAACACCTTGAACGATAGCAGCATCTAAGCTATGAACTATGTTGGGAGAAATTGATGACGAGTATTTTCTAGAATTTTTCTTATTAATTTCCCGTCTATAAGTTGTGTAAACTAACGATCCCGCAATTGTTGTTTTAACTTTAAATGGTACATCATATCTATAATCCATTTCCACAGGAAAATTCATAGGTGTAGTCCACTTCATCGTTAAGTTTGCTTTAGCAAAAAGTTTGGCACATTCTTGAAACCATTTCATAAGCTGTGCTTCAAGTTCAACTTCTTCTTCCATTTTATCCCAAACAATTTTAGCTAGCCAACGACAATCTTTAAAACCGTCATCTGCTAATACTTTCTTCTTGGGATTAAACTCACATATACTTTTGTATTCATCAAATATTTGTTGCCTAGCACCGTATTGCTTTAATGAATAAACATACGTCATTATGTTTCTTTTCACGATTTTTCTGTTAATACCAAACTGCAACCAACGGTTAGCTTCTTTAATACCCTCGCCCGCTTGTGTGTTAGTTTCAGTATTAACTAAATCAGAAACCGAAGTATAAATATCTTGTGGTATATCTGACGGTAAGACATTTACTTTCTTTGCAGTTTTCTCATCACGCATTAGTATTGAAAGTATTTGTAAACCGCTACAAGTTGCGTCCATAGACACGGGTAAATTACATTGGTAATCTAAACCTTGTTCTTTAAATTTTTTAAGATGATAACAAGCACTTAAAAATTCCATAGGCTTATCTGCAAAATTCCAAGCCTTATTATCTAAAGGTGCATCAGCGTAACTAATAAACTCGTCAAACTTTTCTTCTGTAAATTTATAACGATCATCAAAGGAAACTTTATCGTGTCCCCAAGTATTAGAAGCATGGACGAATAGCCAATACTTTCCTCTCTCGCCAAGCGGTTCAGCATTTGCGAAACCTATTAACGACTTAATTTTTTGGTCAGTCTGATATGTGATGGTAGTGCCGACAGGATATAGCCGACCCCTTGTGTCTGCAAACATAGCAAAATATATTCTTTCAAATTCTAAATATTCAATAGCTAAATCAATACTTACTAATGTATTTAATACTTTAGATTTTCTAGCAATCTCATCATTGTAAACTCTATTCAAATCTCTTTTGTATTTGATACGTATTTTAACATCAGTATCTACTGCGGGATCTCGGTAGACTCCCTTCGGTTTACCTTTCTCGTTAAGGAGGCTCTCTCTGTCTGGAAATTTACCTAATCTTAAATTATTATCCCAAATTTCTTTGAAGAGCTCAAACATTTCCCTGTCAATTTTAAATGGTACAGATTGCAAGTGGTTTACTGCATCATAGAAATCTTTAAGTTTCTTATTATCTAATGTGTGTAAATAGGTAAAATTATGAGTTTTAATTAAAGGTTGTTTAGTTAAATACTCGTTATGAAACCCACCATTAAAAGGCGTACTATACGACTTAGGTGGTATTACCATAGCTTTGTAATACGGAGTTAACACACTACATTGGAAACTATTTTCTTTTATTTTGTTTTCTATTTTCTCGTTAAGAACTAAGTAATTTACTGTCTTATGTTTTCCCTCTCTAACCAGCTTCAAATTGCAAAGACCAGTGCCTTTAATACACAGGTCAATTAACTTTAAACCAACTAAAGCTTGTTTTTTTAGATCCCAACTCTCTACTTCAATTTTGTACTTGTTCAAGGTATGAGAAAAAACTCGCTTACGGTGCTTAACATTACTAGTTCTTTTTAATAAATCCCTGAGTACGACTGTGTGAAGGTGAGGTTCTTTTGCTTTGAAAATCTTATTTTGAAGTTCAAGTTCAATCATACTACCTACTTGAACACCTGTTTGGGCTAGTGTTTTATTAGAAGCTATACAGTCAATAACAATTTTTAAAGTAATTAAAGATACTTTCTTAGCGTCATCAAGATCTCTTAACGGCTCTGCCGCAGTGTGTCTGCGACCTGCATTTTTATATTCATGTTTAATAAATTTTTCAATTGCCTCAGATAAAGGAATTAGCAATTGTTTCTGCACATATATAAATGGTGGTGTTACAGAATTTCTACCTTTCTCTTGGTTCTTTTTTTCTGAACGATTATATCTACTCCGACCCTCCACTATCATGGCGGTCTGTCTTTTATCTTCTATTTGTTCTAACTCACTCGTTGTTTTTATATTGTTAGTCGTCATGCCATCTCCAAGTTGTTGGGGCATTTAACTAGCTAAAGTATTTTAAGTCCGTTGTGTCTACCAATTTCACCACGAGGGCACGTTTCATTATACTTTATCTAGCTTATTTACCCATTGTTGTAAAACCCACTTATTGCATCTTTTAGATCGTCCTTTGTGGGGTGATTGTATCTTTGTGTCATACGAATATCTTTATGACCAACGATTTTCTGCACCACTTCTATTCCAATCTTCTTTTTCAATAACCGAGTTATGCAAGTATGTCTTAACGAGTGCATTACAAAATCTTTCTCGTGTTCCATACCTAGTTTTCTTCTGACCATTTGCCATGCGTGTTCCGCCATGTGAATAGTCAAGGGAAAAGGTTTCTCTAACCCCATCTTTCTTCTCTTAGTAAGTATCTTTTCAACACCGTCAAAAATAGGTACGAACCTTGATTCTGGTTCGCCACCACTTGGGTTTTTAGTATCAAGACAATGAAGAAAACCTCCTTCAACATCTTTCCACGTCAAACTCAATAACTCGCTAACACGACAACCCGTTAAGAGTAAACACTCCCACAGATCAGCTTCATCATCTTTAGATAACAAACGAGCAGTTAATAAAATCTTCTCTTGAAGTTCTTTACTAACTGTAAACTTTCGTTGGTTATTTTCTTTTTCATATTCAACAAGAGGTAAACCCCAAGTAAATCTGAAACCTTTTAGTCCCCTTGCCCAAGTGAATAACTTGGACATGGCGGCTAATTTTCTGTTTATCGTACCGTTCTTATAAGACAAGGTAGATTTGCAATGATGTTTAAACAACCTTACATTTTCAGTAGCACAATCATTTAGCATATTTTCAAAGCCATAAAATTGACCGAATATTTCTGCGTTTTTCACACTTCCTATTCCGTTTTTATGTCTTGACCACTCCATGTCGTACACCTGTCCTATTGCTTGTCTTACTGTTATTTTCCTGTCGAGCATAAGTCCTCCTATTAGTTCTTACCCCAACAACTTGAGAACCTTTTGTTTAACAGATTTTCCCTTACTTGTTAACACTAAAGTTCGTTGTCGGTAGTCCTCTGGATTTATTTCTTGTTTTAACAATCCAAGACCTACCCTATCTTTTCTTGTCTTAGCTATATCACAAAGGATATGCACACATCTAGAAACTCTAGATTTATCCATATCTGGAAAATAGCTTTTTATATTTTCGTTAATAATGCCCTCTTGAAAACACACTAATAAGAAAATAGCATAACAACTCACGTCAACTTTATCATCAATACTGCCAAAGATTTTTAGCAATTCTAGACCTTGCGACAATCCCCTTAAGTCTGTGTTTGTTGGTTTTTTCATTTTTATTTTATCTTTCTTTTTTTGCCTCTTTATTATTGAGTGAAGCCAAACACACTCATTTTTTTCATCTTTTATCGTTTATAATTGTCAATAACCAAGTTCCAATATAAAAATACAGACCCTGACTATTTGTAGCAAACCAAGATGATGACGGTATATTAACTTTTTTATTGAATTTTTCTAAACTCCAATAAACATTGAAAAAACTACCTTTAAATCTTTTTGTAACTAAAATCATAAAATAGTCCTTTCTTTTTAATTAGTTAAGTTTGGTGCGTTTTGTTTATTTATTAAATAGCAACCTTTAACATTACCAGTCGACACACTTGCGTTTTTAAATCGCAACTTTTTAACTGCTGTTTGATTACGTGTTGTATTATTATTTAATAGTGATTTCATAAATCTACCCCCTTTCTATTTGAGATCTTCTCTATACTACAACTAAATCAAAGTCAATATTAAAGTTGTTTTGCAATTGTAATTTTTTCTTAGTTTGCAATTGTGGCTTATGATAGTGATTTGAATTTTTTCATTTTTTAGAATTATTCTAAACTATAAAATTAAAAAAAATTAACCGTATTAACATTTTATAAAATAAGTCGTTAAGATTAAATTTAAATATTATAAAATTCTAGTTCAAAGAGTTAATTTTTAAATCGTTATGTATAATTAATAATAGTTTTTATCTTAACGAGTTTTTAGCTCTATTCGTGTAGCATGATTTTTATTAAAAAAATTAATGTTGATCGTTATTAATTCTTAACGATTTATTTTATTAATAATACAGTTTAGCAATTATCATTATTTTTAGTCGTTAAGAGTTATTTAAAATTAAATGTTAATAAATGAAAATTGAGTAATTTCCCCCCGTGCTATGCTACATCAGATGTAAAAATTTAAGTCGTTAAGCTGATCTAGATAAAGCTATTAATCCGCTAATTATAGAAAATACAGAAATTAAAGTGATAATGCTTAAATCATTTATTGAAATGAAAAACAAAATTAAACCCGCAAAAAATAAACCAAACGATAAAAACTGTTTCATATAAAAATTAAATCCCTTTATTAATTAAAATTAAAAGCCGTCTATTAAATGAGGTCTAGTTCAAATATAAACGGCTATTAATCAACGTCTGTTGCAAAAATGACACTGTGGTATTTATACAACAGTTTCTATATAGAGATTATCTCAAAATAAACAAGCCTAAAAATATAAATAAATAAACTCATTTATTATGATAGTTGCATTTTAGAGATTATCTCTATATTAATATAGGCTAATCAACTTAAAAAAAAGAAAGGTCTAGTTATGTGTTTAATAATACAAGGCAATCCAAAAAGCATAAGTAAAGAAATAATAAAAAAAGCATTTAAACAAAACCCAGACGGGTTCGGCTTAATGTATTTAGATAATAAAACTAATAGAGTTATTTCTAAAAAATTCTTTACTAAAAAAATAAATAAAATTCTAAAAGTCTGTAAAGAGCATTTCAAAAAATGTGATGAGATCGGACTACACTTTAGAATTTCAACGGTTGGAATTACTAACAATCAAAATTGCCACCCGTTCCAAATATTAAATCAAGATAATGACAAAGCGGATTGTTTTCTTATGCACAATAGCCCTAGATTACCCGCCCCGTTATTATCCGATAAGTTTTCCGATACTTATTATTTCAGCAAAAATATTTTACGACCAATGTTAGTTGGTAAAATTGAATTGCTTAATAATAATGAGTTCGTTGAAACGATTGAAACTATTTCACAATCCGAGTGTGATAGCCGAATATTACTTTTAGATAATTATACTAAGTCATTTCAGTTTTTAGGAAAGTGGCATAGTCATAACGGTTTAAAATATTCTAACAGTTTAATTATTCCTAGTAATAATAATTATTCTAATCATTGGTCTAGTTATGAAAAACCTTATGCAAGTGATGTTAAAATTTCTTATCGTAATGAATTTGACCAGACCGCATTAAATTCTAAAACGGGACACGAGATAATTTCACAAGCTGAAACAGAAATTAAAAATTATTTTGAAGATGAAAATAATATTTATCAAGCCAAAGATTATAATTCTATTAATGCTGATGATCTAATCGGCTTTATGGATTTAATAACCGCAATTACTGAAACTAAACTCACGAATGAAATAAAAGAAAATCCAGAAATAGTCGCTCAATTAATTTTGGCAACTCAAATGGGTTATGACATCAACGATAGTACAGATTTACAATTATTCTGTGATGAGACAAATAACCTAACAACTACTTTTAGTGATTTAAAACCTTATGCAATGAGAAAGGCGGGAAAATAATATGATAGCTAACAATAAAAAAAGAACTAGAAAACTTTATAATTTTAAACAATTTGATAATATTTTTTTAGGTAGTTCAGCATTTACTACATTAAAAGTTTTTAAATCTAAAAAACAATTAACAAGATATTTTAATTTAAATAGTTTTGATTTGTCTAGTGTTGAAAGTTTAACATATTCTATTCAATCAAATAAAAATAGTTGTTTAGATTTAATAAAAGATTGCGAGGTTATTTCTCTTAACAATACTAAAGTTTTTATAAAGTTAGATACCTATATCAATACTTTAATTCTTTATTCATTCGTAAAAAATTTACATAGAGAATTGAAAAAGGATTTAATTCTAACGACTAACGTAAAGAATGACGTTTGGACTAGAGTTAAGGGTTCTTTAAATCTTGATACTAATACATTAAGCCATAGATTAGATTTAAATTTTATTGATCTCTATTCATGGTTATATTTTAATAATAATAGATTAACGAATTTTACGAGTTTTATTTCTAGAAGATCGCAAATAAATTCAGTAGTTAGAAAAATATATTTTGATACTATTAAAGGTTTTCAAAATGTGTTTGATTATCTGGAATGGAATTTAGATAACAATAAAATTAATCAAGATGTTATTTCTGGTCTGTTCTTTAGAAATAACGAGTTGATCTCTTTTTATAAGGGTATTGATTATGATAGTTATTTAATTCCACACTGTGAAGATAAAAAAAATAATTTCCCTTTATTTTATAGCGGTGGTTATACCAACTATAACGATTTATTTATTAATAGAAAGTTTTGTCGTATAAGTGTTGCGGGTTCTCGTAGTCATTCAACGAGTATTGATTATTATTATGCGGACAATGGAAACACGTCTGTATTCGGTCAATACATTTCAAGTAAAGAAACCGTTGTTTTTAATAATGATGAGAAAACAAAAAATGATTTTCCGTCAATAAATTTACAATCAAATAATAATATGTTGCGTGATTATTCATTTAAGATCGCAAGTGAATTGCCCTTTGCATTTATGCCTTATGAAAAAAAGAATAAAGATGATCTCTTATATTTAGGTTTAGAGATTGAGTGTAATAAGTCAGCGAGATGTCCAACTAAAATAATTCAATTACTTGAAGAAGATATTTTATCTGGCACGAGTTGTGCAAAGCATGACGGTAGTTTAGGTTCTAGAGGTTTAGAATTAAACATTGTTCCAATGACTTTAGATTATGCTAAACAAACTGATTATTATTTTAAGTTTGAAAAACGGGTTAAGGATTATCTAAACAGTTATAGAGATTATAAAACGGGTATTCATATCCATATCCCTAGAAAACTATTTACTAACTACCAGATCGGACAGTTAGTTCAGTTCGTTAATATGATAGGCAATTACGATTATATTTGTGCTGTTGGCGGTCGTGTGCTGAATGATACTGATAATAATTATGCTGAGGCTAGATGCCACTACAATATTCAGTATTATAATAAAAGACGTTATGATCTTCAACGTGCGTCCGCTTTGAATGTCACTCTAGAAAAAACTCTAGAGTTTAGAATATTTAAAGGCAACTTGTCAGCTAAGACCATATATAGATACATGGAATTTGTGCACGGTCTAGCAACTTATGTAAAATCAAATAGTTGTAATTCTAAGACAAAGTTTAACGACTTTATTGAATGGATAGAAAACAACTGTGCGGATTATCCGATACTTAATGAGTTTAATAAAAAGTTTACTTATAGTAATTTGTCAGCTTTGAATAGATCAATAGTTGATAGCCAAAGTAAACAGTTAAGACCGATTGAAAGTTTTGAACTTACTTATAAAAGAAGATTTAAAAATATATCTTTTAATATACCTAAGTTGAAACTTGCTAAACCATT